CGGAGAAGCACTGCACGTTAGCAAGTTCCTAATCATAGATGCAGGTATCGGGCCCCAATTCCCTAACTTATACTATACGATCCCCCCCAACACAGGCATGAAGATCCTTGCACAGGGCCCCACAGGCAGTATGACCGTAGTTCTAGAAGGTAAAGAGGTGCAGTAATGCCCACAGATAGAGAACGTGAGTATTACCGAATGGGCTTTAGTGATGGCTTAGAAGAGGCAAAGAGGGCAGGGTTAACGCCCCGACAAAGTATAGAGGCAGGGGTTGACATATTACCCTATCAACGTAAACGATTAGGAGCACGTAAACCTAAGCGTAAACTATCCGCTTGGAATAAGTTCGTTAAAGCTAACAGTAAGAAACCGCGTTTCCGATATCGTAACGGTAAATTGAACCTCAAAAAGATGGCCGTTAGTTTCCGTAAGACCCCCGCAGGCAAGAAGAAGAGGCGTTAATGGCTTACGAAGCAGTACCCATAGACGTAGAGACAATGAAAATACCCCTAAACTTATACTGGGGGGGATCGCGGTTGCATCTTTGCCTATAGTATTACCTATAATTATTGAGGCTTTGAGAAAACAAGATCCTACACTCGGAATAAAAATCCCTGAAGGCGTTGAGGAAGCTATTGATACCGTGACTTTTTTAAAAGATTTAAACGAAGCTGTGGGGGAAATTATACTTCCCGGAGTAGGCCCCATATTATTCAAGGGAGAAACTCGTGACTTTTACGACAAGTACGTGAAAAGATGAATGTAGGCGCGATAATTGCATTATTGAAATTGGCTCAAGATTCTGGGCTTACACCTAAAGCAGAATTTAAAAGACCCTCTTTTTTTCCAAAACCAAAAAAAGATTTTGTTAGTATTGTAGTACGTCCGACCTACGCTAAGGAAACCGCATTAACCAGAGCAGAAGAAGGCCTTGGACTGTAGTGGTTATTTCAGCCTTAGAACTATTGGGGTACTTTATCGCTTGGTCATTATTCTATTTTGGAATAAGTCATTATATCGCTAAACTGAGTAAGGATAAGTGGGTTGAATGGGCAAAGTCTACAGAAAGTGATGACGATCTCTTAATTATTTTGGAACCCATCATAGATGAAATAGAAGAACGGACCCACGGCATGCTTGAAACTTTTCAATCTTCTTTTTTTGGTTCTCTGGGTGCGGCTAGTAAAAAAATTGACGAGTCTACAGGCCAAAGTACAATTAAAGCAATAACCAAAGACAACCCTATAATGGGGCTAGTCGCAGAAATGTTAATGAAAAGAAGTGGCTTAGAAGGGCTCATAAAGACACAGAATGACCCCGAAGTAGGGGTAAAACAGCCCCAGAACAAGGCTAGACTAGGTCTAAAGTAAAGAATAATATATAATATAATATAATATATAGTATAGTATATACTAATAATAATAGGTATAACGCCCTCTCATTTACATTAAGTATATACTTATTGTGTTTTGTAGTCACCCACTTCTTTTATTTTCCATATATACCGTATATACATATATAGGGGTTCTTTCCTTTAAGCTTGGAGAGATAATGCAAACATATTTTAATAATAAAACGTTAGTTAGATGGAATACAAAACAACCTAATGGAATGAAACATTATGATTGTGAATGTCCTGTAGAATATATTAGGATCGATAAGAAACTTTACGAGGTGCATTATTGTGGGCGGGATTAGTTCGGGGAGAACTCCGCACTGGGGCGGGGCGCTCAAACAGGTCGCCCTCAAATTCCCTACTACTGCGGAGTGGTACTTCTTAGCCAAGCGAATATGTCGCTACAAGGAAATATCTTTTAGTGAATGGGTTAGACGGATCGTCAAAAGAGAAGCTCAGAACTTCAAATATACTAAGATGTGGCCTTGCGCCTGCACTAATGCAAAGGGCAAACGACTATATAATTTCAAAAGACAACACTATTGTAATCATTGTGGGAAGTACATAAGCAAGCACCACGAACTGTTATATAACAAGACCCAATAAACGGCCATGGTTAGACGTAGAGGCAGAGCAAGACGTAAAGCTCCCAGAACTTTTGGGATAAATGTAATTGAAACAGGAGCCGCCTTGGCTCTTTTAGAACAAACTAATGCAGGTTCTGCAATGAAGTCCTTTCTGGCAGGTGATCTTAATTCAGGATTAACGACTTTATCGAAGTCCGCAAAATCAAATAAGCAAGCTATAACCAAGACCCTCGTCGGTGCGTTCTTGGCAAAGGCTGCAGTACGTTCCTTTTCCAGAGGTTCGCCAGTATTGGCTAGTCTTGGACCAATTAAAGTGAGGGCATAAACAATGGCAATAGTAGTAACACGGACAGAAGCGGCACTTTCAGCCACAACTTCTTTCCAGAGCATGAACAATCAGTTCGCATCATCGGGACTTAGTCTTGTAGTGCCTTCTGGAGTATCGCAAATATCTTCTATATCAATGGGAGTAAGTAGTGTAGGAACTGGAGCGGATTTCTGTTCAGGTTTCAAGTTAACGGGGACAGCCCTCCAAGAGGGCGACGCCACGTTTATGGGTCCTGCGATCGCACAGGCCGCCAGTGGTGGAACTGGAGTAGCTAACTGCGTTGTTCAGGAAAAGACAGCACTGGGCGTAACTTCTGGAAATACTTTGGACATCCAAGTCGCAGTCACAACGGCCGCGACGATTGATTCTAGCTGCACGATCACATTCGAGTAAAATAATGCCCGAGGGCATTCCCTATTCAGGGTCTAATGTAGTAGCTGGGGCAGGTTTAGAATTAAATTATGTGGGTTCTCACTGTTATGCATATAGTGGTGTTCTAGCGGTTTCAACTTCTGTTCAAACACATTTGGAATTTACTTCAGGTAAGGATTATATTTTAGGAAAGATGTATTGTAATGGGGCAGTTGATTTAGGCAACGTTGCTAGGGGACAAGAGTCAGCTTTTCAGATTAAAGTTAATGGGGTGATTATTGCACAATTAAAAACTTCAAGCGAAACGGATGATAATAACCCAACTATTTGGAATGAATTATTGATACCTCCTTTTACTAATGTACAAGTTACGGTTATTAGCGACGCGGCTAATTTTGGCGAAACTAGTACAGTCTTCACAGGTAAGGTTTACAAGTGACACTTTCGACGGGGCCGACCCTGAACTTTTTCGGTGATCATGTCTTCGCTTGGAGTGGCCTAGAAGCATTAACCGCAGGCGGTACAACCTTATTGGATTTTATCTCTCCTAATAGGTTCTATAGTGTCGTCACCAATGTCTCGCTTGACTATTCGGGATGTTCTGCGGGTGATGCACTCTCTTGGACCGTACAGGGAAACGGAGAAGCACTGCACGTTAGCAAGTTCCTAATCATAGATGCAGGTATCGGGCCCCAATTCCCTAACTTATACTATACGATCCCCCCCAACACAGGCATGAAGATCCTTGCACAGGGCCCCACAGGCAGTATGACCGTAGTTCT